CTAGTTAGCACTCAGTCCAAGTTTAATGCGCTCATGGATAAGCTAGATGCAGATGATGCAGCTACTCTAGACACTGACTATGTTGCAACTCTTGAGATCACAAGCTTATTTGAAGCTGATGAGGCTGCTCTACCAGGTCAACATAAAGCTGATCTTCGTAAGGCACTCAGGTCAGCTCTAGCTCACAAGAGTTTAGCTGATGAGATCGCAGACGCCATGGAAGAGATCCAGGCATCATTTAATGCTCTTCTAGCTAAGCTAGATGCTCAAGCAGGGGTTTTAGCAGACACTGATTTTGCTGATCTCCTAGGTGTTTCTCCTGTTGATCCTGATGCTGCTTATCTTCCAGCCCAGCACAAGGTATCTCTACGTAAATCTCTTAGATCAGCTCTAGCTCATAAGAGCTTGGCTGACGAGCTACTTGATGCTGTTGCAGGTGTACAGAATGCTATGAATTCTTCTCTTGCTGCTCTTGATGCAGGTAGCGTTAATGGTGCTCATGCTGGCTTTAAGGTTGCTGAGCTCGATCCAGAAGCATAAGGTAGGTGAATATGAGTAGAAGACAAAACATCGATAGGTTGAAAGCTCTGTCTGTGTCTCTTAAGGAGACTAAGCCAGAACCTAAACCTAAAAAAGCAGAAGTTAAAGATCTGAAAGTTGAAGAGCCTAAAGAAGATGCGGCCCACAAGATGAGCAGAAAAGAGCGCAGAAAGTTGGCTAAGTCTGAAGAAACTTCTCTAGAAGAGTCAAGTGAAGAACAAGCTGATTAGGATCATTGAGCTTTCTGTTTAGACCAGAGGGGTGAAACAAACTAAAATGTTTCACCCCTTCTCTTTTTAAGAACTTAGATGCTATACTACCGACTGCAATAACATAGTCAGCTTCATGTGCTTTTTCTAAAATATAATATTTTCGATATGAGATTTGTGATATCGTTAACTGCTTATTGTTAGGTGTCTTGAATGGGTATAGATTTTCATAATAAAAATTGGCGAATATATTAGAAAACCATATATCAAGTGTTCTTCTAGATTTAGTGTCAGAGTGAAAAGCAGAGTTGTCTGGGGAACTAGTGGATGGGTTAGACCCTAAAACTAACACGTTTTTCAAGCTGAAGTCCAATGTAACCCTCCTTAGTGAAAAACTCTTTCACTAGAATATCTTTTCTATCGAACAGTGTATCAAAGTTTGAGTACTTATTCTTTACAATTATCTTCCGTATTCCAGCTTGCCAAAGTAGTTTTAAGCAAGTGTCGCACGGTGTATGCGTACATATAAGATAGCAATTTTTAGTAGCTATACCTTTTCTAGCACAGTACATGAGTATATTTTGCTCGCTGTGTACTATATACTCGTATTTTTCTGGTCTAGTATCTGGCAACATGTGGTCTTCAACTTCATATAAGAATCCGTTATAGCCAGTAGCGACGATCGTATCATCCTCTGAGTTCACTAAAACACTACCAACCTGTGTTTCTGAATCATGGCTTCGCTGTGACACTGCTTCGGCAATAGTCATGAAGGTCTGCAGCTTGCTAGGTCTATTTCGCATATTCTCCACTCCAGTTTCTGTACTCTAATCTCGGATCATACTCTTCTTGTAGAAGGATAGAGTCTAACATCTTTGGATCTACTCTCCAGCGCTCTACTGCAAAGTTGATATTGAGTGTTGATTTGATAGATTTGCCCATACCACCAGTAACTTTAATAAGTTTTACCCATGCTACACCGCATTCATCTACATGAACTACACGATACTTTTTAGGTACTCTCATGCCTTCGGAAACATACTTTGGTTGCCATTTATCACTCTGCCAGTCCAGTTCTTCCATTATCAAGACGTCGCCAACTTCAACCTGGGTTTCTTGAAATGTTCTTAGAACTTTGTAAGATAACAAGGAGTTTATAGAATTTTCTATACGCCTTTTATCAGATTCTGACAGCTTATAGTGCATAACTCCTCCTAATGATACTATATAGATTATACAGGAGGAAAATCATGTTGAAGATTATACAGTGTCGTCGTTCTAGTTTAGCACTAATCGCCATTGGTTGCTTAACATTTTTGGGCGCTTATGTTGGAAATGATATCTCTGGCATCGCAGTTGCTATCTCAGGATTAGTGGCTTCTGTTGCTGCCAGCAATGCTTGGCAGAAGCGCGGTGAGATGGAAAATTCTAAGGATTAATCTTCTATCTCGGTTTTAAGTAGCTGAATGATGTCGTCGTCATCATCTTGTGGTGTTAAGGTCTTGAGCTTAACACCCTTTACCTTTTCTTTTACCAGACCTCTTTTAGGGCAAAAATACACGACTTCTATCTCTTTCTCACACTCAATGTTTTGATCTTTCTCTTTTGTCTTCATCGAGTAATTCCCAGCTAGAGTTCCAGTTGCCCTTAATTATATCTTGAATAGTTTTCCTATATGATTCTATAGGTCTAGGCAGCTCTTTCTTGTTACAGAATGTCAAGAATTGAGTCATTGACCCAGTTACCATGAGCACATTATACACGCTGAGTGGGCTATTTACTTGTGACACGAACATATCTGCACCATCAAGCTGATAGTTTTTGGCATTCATGATAACTGCATCTGCTGTGCTTTTCATATGTTTCTCGATCTCAATAGAAATATTGACGCTAGATGCAGAAATTTCACTTACATTAGGCTCATAAAACTCTATAGTATTTTGCTTCTGAGAAAAGGATCTTAAGCCAAGATCACTTAATGCTAACTGTACAAAAAGTGGACATTTGACTAGAAAACATATGTGATTGATATCAGTTAGTCTAGTAGATATCTTGCCACTGAAGAACTGGTTCTGTACTTCTACAAAGTCAGCAGAGTCAAAAGTAGAACTTAATAAAGTCACAAAACCCTTATCCAGCACTGGTATCTTGTTTTTCAAGGAAGATAGAATTGTCATATGTGATTATCTCCGCTGAACAATCGTACTTCTTATCTATGTGATTCAGAAGCATGTGATCGGCAATGATTTCTTTAGTTTTATCTAGCAAATAATGAATTGTATCGTCAGATAAGATTTTAGTAGATTTGTTAAGCTCATCTACTTCATAGATGTGGATTCTCGTAATTTTATTACTGATATCTTCTATAGCTTCTAACATATCTATAAAAGATACTGGGCCAACTATTAGATTTGCTGGTACATCTTTTTCAACTTGAACAAATTTGTTAACAAAGAATAGTACAATAAATTGCTTATTATATAAAATACTTAGATCCATATCTACTAGAGAAGGCTCAAAAATCTCCATATCTCCTCCTAAATTTATTAATATATTTAATCTGTTGACAGTATTATTTAGTTAAGGCTTCTATCTGCCGCTTCAGGTCGTCTACCCTCTCCTGCACAGCCTTAAGTTGATCCTTAATCTCTTCATCATCAGGATATTTTCTGGCTTGCGATTTAAGAAAGAATAGCTCATCTAGAGCCAATCTAAGCGAATCTTTAAGCTCAGATAGCGTGAGACGTTCTTCTAACTTATCTACTGTTTCTGCTAGCGCATAGCGATCGTCAATGTAAGTATACCCGCCTAATACAGTGCCTAACAAAGCTAGTATCGCAGACACCGTGATAACTAGTGATCTAATAGAATCTGCTTTCTTTTGAGCAGTCTCTAGTATTCCGTTCATATTATCTCCTTGATACCATGACAATTTGACAGATATGCTCGAGTCTCTCGATGTGCTCAAAGGCATCCCATGGATTTTTGCCTACTGCTGTAACTCCGTGACCAACTTGCCCTACTATATCGACGGTCAATGGTTTTGCAGGGTAGTATGACCGAAAGGCAGCATTAGTAAACTTCGCCAACTCATGGGATCCTGCTTCTACGAAGGGCACGTTGAAGCCCACTCTAGTGTATCGCTTTAACTCAGGAAAATCTTTAGTGATCTCGCTTAGATCATGCCCGGCGTGCATTGCAGCAACACAGTAAGTAGGGTGTAGATGGACTACGGATCTAGTTCGAGTTGCATCTAGCAAAAGTAATCTGTGCATAAAGTATTCAGTAGATACGTTGCCGACATCTGTGGAATCAATGTCCACCTTAATGATGTGCTCTGGGTGAATAGTAGTCTTCCTAACTCCTTTTGGGGTGATATACACAAAGTTAGAGATATTGCCATCTAACGATTTGCGTACTGAGATGTTTCCATCACGAGTAGTTATCCAGCCTCTCTTGTAGGCTTCTCTCATTATGTCACCCATCGCGGTCAACATATGTACCTCTCACTTTAGGTTTTCTAAGAAATCTTCTTCAAAGCATTGTTGAAGATGTACTTCGCGAAGCTTGTCGATGGGCAAGTCCCACTGGATACCTCCGCCATCTAATACATAGCTTATATTGCTATTCATCTCAAAATACTCGAGCATAGCTTCTCTAGCATCTTTATCGAGAGACTTAAATCTATCAAGTCGCTCTTGCTCATGCTCTTCTCGACTCTTTATATTTATGACAGTACTAGGCGGAGCGGTGCTTGGTCCCAAATTAATACTTCCCGACCCAGAAAAGGTCACATTAGAAGCCAATGTGCCATTAGAAGAAAATGTTAAGTTATTATTAGTAGTTTGCGCTGCGGTAATGGTTCCATTAAAAGTGTGACTTGCAGTCGGTATTGTCTGTGTTGTTTTGATTAACTTAGTCATGCTTTCCCTAACATCTCTAAGATAGTTTGCAATACTTCTTCATGTAAGTTAGGATCAAAATTATTTGATTTCTTAATATTTTCTATAGAATTCATTGGTCGTAAATTACATAAGGCATTTACTGCATGTGGATTATTTATACCAATGCTATTTAGGAAACTTATAGGCACAATGTGATCTACGTTCCACTTATCAATGCCAAGTCCATAATTTTCCCAATTCATCCATTCTTCAAATTGATTTTCTAGATGCTCTCTAAATTCGGTAAAAGAATAATTTAAGATCTTTTCAGTTTTTAAGTTTTTCTTTATGCCTTTTGCTTTGATATAGTTTGATAACATATTTCTAGCTATTTTAGCAGCTTTCTGATTTGCTAAAAATAACTGTCTATTTTCATTAACATATCTTCCGTTTTGTTTGCCTGATCTACTTCCAGATTCAAATGAACACGATTTGCAATTCCTTGCTCCTGTGCTTTTACGTTTACCACATTCGCATATATTTGTCCCAGTCCACGAAGGATTATTCTTGCCGCTCATTCTTTTGGACATAAACTGAGCATGACAAGCTATGCATCGTTTAGTCCGTTTACTAATAATTGTATTGCAGTCCAAACAAGATCCCTGTTTTTCTTGCTTTTTGCCATATTGAGATCCTAATATTTTTCCGCGATCTTTTCTGAAGCAATCAATACATTTATAGGCTTTTAAATTTATTTCTCTTTTTCTCTTAACTTTAATTTTCCCACACTTAACGCAAGTAGCTTCTATCTGCCATGATTTCATGACTTACCTAACATCTCTAAGATAACTTTTTCATCTTTCTCGTAAGCGTGCATAGAATGAACAAAGTGAGAATATCTACCTTTTTGTAGATTAGGATAGGTAAATGATAGCTGATGTAGCATGGTATCCATAAGTGAGCAGAAAAACGGTAAATCAAATGCAAGTCCTTTGACTACGTCATTCGACCTCATTACGATGCTCAGGTTCAGCTTATCATCTCTGATTGACCATACACCATGAGTAGTACAAGTCACGTCTTTGTTGCCAAGATATAGATGCTCTGGTAACAGGAACTTCATGATAGCTTGTCTAGAATCTTTGTCGTCTTTTAGACTCCTAACACACCACTCCCATGGAGTTAACTTCTCTACCTTACTGCCAAGCAAGCGATCTGACCAGTGAGCTTTTTGGCTGAACTTGTCTGATCCCATCGACTCATTTTCCCATATAAGATATCCGTAAGCTGAGTTAATTGTGCCATCTGGATTAGCAATCTTCTCCCAAAACTTAGAAGCTTGAGCAAAGTCTTCTACTCGATTTGAGCAAGAGCGGTACAGATCTAGCTCTTTTTTAGTGTAGCTAGCTATAACCTCATTGCGAGAATCGCTCATGGTCTGTATGGGTTCTGCGGTAGGATTAATTACTTCAAAATAGTAATTAGCTATCTCTCGAATGGGCAAACCTCTAGGAGAAGATCGATGCTCATAGCGATTCCATACATTAGAAAGAGTGATTAGATATGCATCATGAGTGTTGTGGTGTCGCATTTGTTCTCCAAAAGATCTATGAATAGGCTGACTTACTTAAATTTCATCTCCATATTCTTCTAGCACACGTTTATTTTTACTCCAATTATCTTTTGCCCATAGTGGCTGAAGATTGGTATAGTGACAAGCTTTCTTTAAGTCTTCTTCGTTTAATAAGTTAAAGCTAGATAAAGGAATAATATGATCAATATGCCATCCTTGTACACCATAGTTATCCCACGTCATTCCTGGTTGGAACTTAGACTCAAGATACTCTTTTAGCTCTTCTATTGAGCAGCCGAGATCTTTTACTGCAGAACCCACTTTATTTATTCTTATTTTTGAGTTAATACGAGACCTTAGTATATCTGCAAGTCTAAAATTAATGTTTGTTTTGTAGTATGATCTTTGCTTGACAGCATGGTACTTTTTAATACACTCTTTGCTACAATACTTGTTTCTTGTCTTATTACTAACAAAAGCGTTGCCACAAATTTTACATTCACTTTCTTTTTTAAGTCTGTTGTGTCGATCATTTGAGTTTATTCTATTAAGCTCTAGACGACATTTTTCGCTACAACATTTTGTAGATTTTCTATTTGTAAATATCTTTAAACATATTACACAGTTGTTGCTAACTGGCTCTTTTTTGCTTCTGTTACTAGCAAGTTTAATAAATTCCTCTCTATTAGAGGAATACCTCAATTTATGATAGCGCTTTTCTTTTTCTTTTCTGCAGCTTTCAGAACATGTCTTATAGTTTGCTTGTTTTGCTTCAAACTCTTTTTTGCAAACTTGACAGTTCTTAAACATTTCTTAAATTTCATCTCCATATTCTTCTAGCATTGACTCGAAATTGGCATGCCATACACCGTATCCACTCTTACGTTTAGTAAGTTTCTTGCACAGTTGACCACAGCGATGAAACAAGTGCTGATATACGAATGTGGATTCAAGAACTGACTTACCATCTTTCGTTCTATAATCAGGGTTATACTTATGGAGGGCAAAGACTACTTCAGTCAGCAAGTGTTGCCTAAAATCTTCTAGGGTCATACCTGTGTTGCCGAGGAAGATCTCTCCGTCTTTGGTGGACATCTTCGACTCGTTCCAGTTCTTCTGGACCATATCTCGAATATATTTAGATACCATACGATTATACTTAGCTACTTCTTCATTAGTGATCTTTCGCATACATTTCTCCATCAAGATAATTGGTTAGCATACTGATTCGCTGTTTTTTGTCTATATCTTCATTTTGACTTAAGCTGATTAGATCATACGCGATTTGTAGATCTTTATCATCTGTTGATAGTCTACCCGTATTATAGCGGCGGGCAATTCGTTCTCTATAGCGCTTAGTTACTACAGGCTTAGCAGTTAATTTAAAGTAAGATTGTACTAGATTCTCTAATAGGTTCCTCATCTTTAGAGAGCAATGTTTTAACACTATGTTTTTTATAAATATTTTCTCGTAGTGAGAGATCTCGCCGCCATCTTCATGCCTATTCTTAATTTCTTTCTTAAATTTATCCCATAATGGGGACACCGCGTTATATTCAGATAGCACTACCCCTTTACAAGCACTCATCAACTCTTTGTCGAAGCTATATGGTTTACCATGTGAAGCTTTTGTGATCTTCATATGACTATACGTATCGCGAGTATAGTATTCATTTACAGGAGCTGGCTTAATACTTAAATATAGTTTTAAGAGTTCCTCTACATCATTCTCAATATTAAAGATCATCAGAAATTCTCCAAAGAATAAATTGGCTCATTTATACTCGCTCTGAGCCTTAAGGCTAGCAGCTTAGAATAAATAGCCTCATTTCTAGAGTTTGGTGTATTAGTACGACAAGCTATACTAATATATTTAGCTAGTTTCTCGAATATTTCTAAAGACCTAATTTGATATAGGTTATTCTTGAAAATGCGATTAACTATACCGTTTACTTCCCTCTTGATTTCATGAGATTTTAGTTTTTTAAACTTGTAATACTCTGGATGGAGACAATTCAATAAGCCTTCAGCTTCTGTTTTTCTTGAGATACTATTTATATCAGAGAAAACATAATCATACAAGTTTTTTGTAATTAGACTTTCGATATCTTCTTTCTGAAGACTAGTTACTTTTTGAACCAAAGTGGGCACATTAGTTTCACTAGCTGGCTCATTTTCTTCAAACTCTATGTCAAAATACATCGGGATTAGTGTAGTCAACAGTAACAAATTTTCTATGTTTTTTATATCTAGTCCACTGTTTATGATGTGCCGCGAGAAGTTAGCAGAGCTATGCAATTGCAGATCGCGATAGCATAGATCATTGACTTTATCTACGTCAACGCTTGCCATAATATCATCGTAGTGGTTAGTGTAACCATCAGTTGCCAGCAGTAGCCAACCGTCGTCACTATTATTGAGTTGCTCTAAAACTGCGTCTTTAAACAAGGTTTTCATCATTCTACCTCATATCCAAGCTCTTTAGCTTTAGTAAGACTGAGATCACCGCGCTTCTCGTGTGATCTGCGAGTGCGAATGTAGCTAACTCGATCAAACTGAACGAATTTACCTTCTGGTTCTACAATTTGATAGACTGTACCTTCGTGGTCTTGGAAATGGCCATTGATGCCGATTTCTTTAGCTAGAGCTTCTGTAGCTAACTTGAGCTCTTCGAAATATTTCTTGACTTCTTCTTTCTTCTTCTCTAGCTCAACGAACTTGATCTGGGCTGGTGTCATGATGAATATCCTTTACGATCTTTAGATGACGATCTTGGATATTCTTCAAATCTGTTTTAGTTTTTGGTATTTTAGCACTTTTCAAGAATTCGCGCTTCATCAATACGGCAGATATGCGCTTCTTTGTGATCTTACCATCTTCTTTAAAAGAGACTTCTGGATCATAGCCCATATCGTTAACTTTCTTAAAAATGACCATCTTCTTCTCTTCTAGGTCGTTGATCTCCTTATATATAGATTTCTTGTATTTAGAGTGAGTAGCAGATCTAGTAGGACCGCCAAGTAAGCTTAGCAGTCTTTGTTGTTCGTGAGTTATCTCTTCACACCTTTCCATGTAGGCTGTGAAAGCGCCTAGTATTCTCATGTTGCTAGCCAACTCTTCTGCTTGACCTGCAAAGCGATCTACCAACTTAAGTTTAAGTTTTCTATAGTGAGTTTCGTATATTAAAACACCAATCGCTAGACCAACTAATATGCCAACTAGAAATAAGATAAGCAGATTCATACTACTCAACATCACTTAAGGTTAACTCATCAATAGCTTTAGCGAGCATTTCCTGACCTCTGTCCTCAGCTAATGCTTTAGCTAGCAGAAGTAGATCATCTAACTCAATAGAGTGCTTCTTTAGTCTCTTCTTCCACTCAGAAAGCTTCTTCTTATCGATGTTATGTCTGCCTCTATTAAGTTTTTGAGGCACTAGTCTGGTATTGTTACCTTCGTAACCTTTGTTGTTGTTTTTTCTATCTATCGAAAGCTTAGTACCTTTTTCTTTTTCGGCATTCTGATACCTCTTAACTGCCGTAGCAGTGTCACTTTTCATATGACCCGAAGAATGACCTTTCTTGCCATTCTGGCCTGCTTTAGTACCTGGCCCACCTTTTTCACGTCGCTTTGCTTGGAGAATTTGCTGATAGCTGCGTTCTTTGCTACCGCTAGTTTTTCGCTCTCTACGCAACTTAGCCAGCATAGCTTTGTACTTTTTCGGATCGCGGCTCTTCCAATAGTGTGCAGCTTTCTGTAGCTCTTCTTCTGAAGTTTCGATATCATGATTATCTTGCATTTGCAACACTCTACTATATAGTTGTCTATATATTAATTTTATCAGAGCTAGATACGGTATTTAAGTCGAAGTATCTTCTCTTCTCTAACAGATAAAAACTGAAATGACTCAATAGCAGCTTGCTTTATGTTGGCTATATAAACTTCGTTATCTCCGTTATTGCCTGTTGTTAGCACATCTAGTAAAAGTAGATCTTCTGAGTCTTGATTAAGAGTGTCTTCTATGCTATGGGTGGGCTTATTCATGATGATCAGATCTTCTATCTGATCTTTTGGTATTTTAGTACCTTTTGAAATAGCTAAGATAGTAGGCGTAGAGTTATGATTCTTCTTATACTGGTTTATAAAGTTCTTGATTTTACTAATTTTCTCATTGATATGGACTGGCAATCTGATAGTCTTGCATCTATCATAGATATATCTGCTGATAGTTTGCTTAATCCACCACGTAGAATAAGTAGACAGTCTATATCCCATACTTGGATCAAACTTCTCTACTCCCTTCATTAGACCCATCATACCTTCTTGCACTAAGTCATCGATGTCGTGACCATGAGCTGCGTATTTCTTGGCTATAGATATCACTAATCTAATGTTTGAGTTAATAAGAATATCGCGAGCTTCTGTATCACCTTGAGCAGCTTTCTTAGACAGCTCTACCTCTTGTTTAGCAGTTAGAAGCTTATGCTGCTTGATGCAATCAGTGTAGAAGTTTATTATAGTCATTTTTACCTCTAACTGATTTATACTTAGCTAAAGCCAAACACGGCTCTTACAAACTCATTCGGATAAGTTTTTTCTAAATATATCATATGATTGATGACTTGAGAAAAGCTATATACACCGTGCTTCTTCCTAATAGCGTACAATCTTCTTTTTGGGTTAGGGTTCAGAACAATTCTGCTGCACCCCAGACCATAAAACTTCTTTCGTTTGTCATTATATTCTTTTACACACTCTAGTAGCTCATCAACAGACATGTAAGACACTGAGTAAAGCGAAAAAAGGTCGATAGTAGCTGAAACAGCAGGTGATGCATCCTGTGGTATGCCTTTAGCTTTTTTCTTGTTGTCTCCATAAAATGATCTCACTCCCGCAAGAATATTGAAGAATGGGTAGTTTCTGCATAGAGGAATATCACGTATAAAAGGGTAAGAGACTCTGTCTTCTTCCAAAATTTCCTCTGTGTGCATAGAATCTGGCTCCCAGAAAATACCATTCTCTGATCTTTCTATAAACCAGCTTATATCGGTACCCATTGCATCACCACGTTTTAATTTGCTCTATATAGTATTTGTCCCAAACTTCTATTGACTTATTAGGAAAAAGAGCTTGAAATTCTTGGAACTTTTGCTTCGCATCCTCATACCATCTTCCCTTAATTTCTACTAAAATATCCGAATCAATTAGCTTTAGATCACAGATATATACTGTGCTGTTAGACAGACTAAAGGGTATTTGCCATTCATAAAGAATCTTATGTCGGTTAAGAAAATCAACAACGGTTTTTTCATATGAGCCTTTACAATGTTGAATTTTTCCTGTTTTCCAATTATAAGTTATAAATGTTTTTATTCCCTTAGTTAATCTTTTGCTTATTAAAGTAGGATCTTGATTACGCTGTTTTATCTTGTCTATATTAAGACATCCACAGGATTGAGTGTTGGATGATCTGAGTCTACCTGTTGATACAAACAGCTCTTGTCCACACTGACATTTACAAAGCCATAGTTTTTTATTATCTTTAATTTCTTTTTTGATTACAGTTAGTCTATTAAATCTTTTGCCGGTTAAATCAATATTTCTCTTATTAGTACGACACTTTTCAATTATTAAACATCCACAAGATTTTGTTGTTTTATTTCTAAGATTTGGTCTTAGAACTATTGTTTCTTTGCCACATTCGCATCTGCAAAGCCATTTGCTAACCTTTTCACCAGACGGGAACTCGTGAATGCCGCATTTACTAAGTACAGTTAACTTGCTATATTTTTTACCAATCATTTTAATGAGGTATCTTTATAGTTTCTCCGATTCTTCGAAGAGGATGGTCTTCGGTTCCATCTTTTGAGATGATCCAGAGAACTTGTGGGAATGTTTCTGATGGTCTCATCCAAGATTCTACATCTACATCATAGAAACAACCATCAGTCAAGATTATGCTGAGATCCGGTTTCCGATCATGGATCTTTTTAAGCGCGTCTGATACATCTGTACCGCCAGCTTGGAAATCAGACTTGTTGAACCGCTCTCCAAACTTGTACTTAGTGTGATGATATACTTGAGTATGCCACAAGTCGATAGTACACTTACGAGCGCCTACCTTCAAGAAGTTGTCTATAATATCTAGGAAATCGTTGGCTTCTTGGATTGAGATAGATCCGCTCGTGTCGATGAAGTTAGCTAAGAATGGTAGATTACCGTTCTTGTTGCCTGGAGCAATGTTGCCGTATCTTCTAGATGGTCTAGACCAAGTGTGCTTACGATCTACTCCAGACGCATGTCTCTTAATAGCGGATTCAATAAGCTTCTTGTAGTTTAGCTCGCTTCTTCTAGCTTCTATATCTGATAGAAGCTCTTTAACGTGACCAGGCAATCTGTCCATTGTTAAACTAGCTTTCTGCATAGCTCGCTTAACTAGCTCTTCAGTAGCATCTAACATATCGCCTTCTGCTGCATTAGAATCCCAGTGATGAGAGTCTAAGGTATCTAATGGACCGTTCTGTCCTTTTCCGTTACCGTCGATGTCTCCATCTCCCTGTCCCCTACCTCCAGTACCTTGCATCTCTGGATGATCTTGAATAAACTGCTTTAGTTTTAGATAATAATACTCAGTGGTTGCTTCTTTATTCCAAGCAACTCTTTTACCGTCTTCTTCGTCCCAGAAGTCATTTACATCAATGCAAGCACCTGGGCAAGACTCATTAGTGCAATGCTTGCCCTGCATCCTCATCTCAAAAGGCGGGCAACTAGGACAACCAGTAGGGAGATTGGGGATATATTGGTTGATTGCCATATCCATGGCCACATTCATCAGCTGTCTTTTGTCGGCATCGATCTTAGAGAAAGGTAGTCGAATTGGATGCTTATGAGTAATGTGATACAGCTCGTGCTGAAGAACTGCTTCTCTTTGCAGGTCATTAAGCTTGTTGCAGAAGAAATCTGCATTGATAAGCATCTGCCACTTACGTGAGTTGGAGCTGAACATTACACCAGCTGTTGGTATCGAGATCGAGTATGTTATGTCCATACACTGCAAGACAGAGCCAAGAAATGGCTGTCTTCTAGTTAGATTAAAGATAGCATTCTGCAGAGAAGCTTTCATTCTCTCTGCAGGCACCATAGGAACCTCAACTATTTTTACTACTATTGTTTCTTGATCAGTCGAAGCTGTCATCTCTTGATCCACCTTTATTGTTGTTCTCTTTAGATTCTTTTGATCTGTTTAAGTCTTGCATAAGTGAGTTTAGGCGATTAATTGATTCTCTGAGTTTATTTATTCTATTCTTAACATCAGTGTCTATATCTTCTTGAGTTTGTTTGGATCTTTTATAGTCTCTTAGATTAATGATGTTGGACATCACCGACCCTCCTCGATTGCATGAAGAACGCGGTCCACATACTTCTGATTAAGAAGACCACCAGGAGAGCACTTATACATACGTTTACCATGTGCGTTATGTACCCAACCTGTCTTACACAGCTTCACTGTACCTGTATTGTAGGCTGCAATCGCGTTGATCCAACTTCCATCATATCGATCCAGCTGGTACTTCAGATAGCGTGCTGCATATAGCGCATTAGTGTAAGGTCCAAAAAGCTTACAATTACTGTAAGTTCTATCTTGCTTACGGCTTTTAAAGTCTTCAGTACATCGAGGATCTTTGAAACCGTATTGTTCTGCTGTTTTAAGTAAAACTTGACATATGCCAAAAGCATGATTATCTCCTGTTCCATCTGCGTGCACATAAGCTTTATGATTGTGATGCGATTCGGCGTAACAGATTGCACTCAACAAATCAGGAGAAACACCGACTTCTTTAGCTGCTCTTCTGACTTCTTGACGTGGATCTGCTGCCGATGCTAGCATTGGTGCGCCAAGTCCTAGCATGGCAATCAAGATCTTAGTCATTGATCACTTCCTTTCGTACCTTGATGTTTTGCTTCAAGATCTCAAGCATATCGGGATGCCGCTTCGTCAGTTCCTTGAAGAATTGCGTAGATTTCATACGTCGAGCAATTTTCTGAGCACAACCTTGAATTAAGTTGATGGCTTGGTCAGAAGGGATGACTTTAGCAACTTCGATCATAGTTGCTTCGTCGATCTTTCCTTCGTCTTTCGGCCAATCTTTGTTCTTCATGTCGACTCGACCTTCATACCAGCCATCATAGTTGTCGATTACTGACTTCACAGTCATATCAACCTTGTCACCAGCATAATTCTCGCCTGTCTTAGACTGCTCTTTCAGCTTCTTGATAGAGCTCTTGAAGTTATTGATCAAATCTTCAGCCAAGATGGGGCGATCTTGCCAGCATGTTTGCCAGTACTGTAGACCTTCATGTTTACCAAGGATTGATTGACAAACTGTGAGATGCATGCTAACATTTTCTGCAGCACCAGACTTCTCAGCCGCGTTGATCTTAGACCAGGTACGAGGAGAGATATATTGACCCTCTTTGCCGATCGCATCAGGTGTCTTGTATACCCATTGGCCAGATTTGAGATACTGAACCAATCTGTCATGCCAACTTGAATTCTCGACATAGCTCATGAATGAGACAAAGTCGTAGTCAATCTTGAAGGTCTCAAAGCGGTCATTGAGAGCAGAGTCAAAAGAGTTGACATCATAGTTTGATGTCTCAGGATTAGTAGCTGCTGCGATAATCCAACCATCTGGCAACTGATAGTTAGGGCCAACCTTGCGATCAGTCATAAGCTGCATGATGCAGTTTGTTACTGCCGTATTAGCTCGGTTTGGCTCTTCAAGAAGAAGCAGACCTTTGCCTTCTGTTGGCCAGAAGTATGGGAGAGAGTGACCCATTCGCTTACGTCCGTTCTCGTCTTCGTACTCATAGGGGAAACCAATAAGGTCAGGTGACTCCATAAAAGCAAGACGAAGATCGATGAAACCGAATTCACCGTGCTTCTCCTGCATCTTCTTTACCCATTGTTGGATACCTTGAGACTTACCTAGTCCGGCTTCGCCTTCAAACTTAGGGCTAAAAACATGGCCGTTCTGTCGAGCTTGCCATGCAAGATCCAAAATAGCTGGAATATCTGATACTCGCATATATCCTCCTTATGGTTGCATTATCATGTAAAATCTGTTTAAGTTAAATTAGTGGAGATCACCATCTAATGGCTCACCCATGTTAAGGTGAGCAGTTAAGTTAGCAATAACGTCTGTTGAAAGATCTGAGTACGACTTCATCTTCGATGCTCCATCTATAGTCCCTTTGGCAAGTTCTTGGGCTATAAGTAGGTTAGCAGCTGATCTAGAGAACCTCATTAACTCTATGAGATCTTCGATAACTGTTTTATGGAACTTGAGTGTGACTATATCTCCATCGACCTGTGTGGTATCCTTATTTAACTTTGTCGACATTCAATCGCTCCTTAAGTCTTTCTAAGATATCATTTGGTAGGTTAGTTTTCTGAAGTTTCTCTGATATATCTTTCTTCTTAGTAGAAACTCCTCTATAGCCATATAGCAGTTCGCCATAGCCTAAGTCATATATAGTTGGCGCTGAGTTGTTAGTTTTCACGTGTTCTCTTACTTCTACTGGAGGAATGTAATCGAATTTCTCGACCTGGCCACCTCTTGCCAAAAACTCTTCTACTGTCTCTACTTTCATAAATCCTCCTTTTCAATGAAACGTCGAATCTGTTTCAGTATAAAGATACTATGGTCTATTGACTGAGGTGATCAGCATGAAAAAGATCGATATAAGTCAAGTACTTACAGAGGGTGTCGATGTGGCAAATAGACGAGTTTATTTTGCTAGTTCTTCAGAAAAAACAAGTGAGTTTGACTGGTCATCCGTTGAAGCTACTATAAGAGCAATTCATGTTTTGTGTTCTGAATCTTCTGATCCCATTGAGCTACATATGGCTTCTCTAGGCGGAAGCGAGTATGATATGAGTCGTCTATACGACACGATCCAGACTTGTCCTGCGCCGATTATCTTCATAGGAAGCGGATATATCATGAGTGCAGCAGTATGGATTATGAGTGGTTGTGATTACAGAATGTTGCATGAAAATACCGAGATCATGATTCACGAAGGTTCAGGCGGTATGGATGAGGCAGCTACTCATGTAGATCAAGAGATTATGCTTGAAGCAAATAAGAAGAGAAACTCTAAGTGGTGGGACATACTATCGCAAAATAGTCGCATGCCTAAATCGTTCTGGGAATTCGTAGGTAAGCGAGATCTATACATATCTGCACATGAAGCAGTGGAGCTAGGTTTAGCTGATAAGGTCATCACCCACCCTGATAGATCTCAGTACAGAGATTACAGAAACAATAAGCTAAACAAGAAGATGCCTAAAGCAAAAACTTCACAATTAGTCGCCAAAATGCTTAATCGTGTTAAGCAAGATAAGACTAAGTTCGATATCAAGTAATATTTAATAGATTATTTTTTAAGCAAAAAAAGGTTAGATCGAAAGATCTAACCTTTACTGATTTATTTATTACGCTCACTCAGCATGAGCACTGAGCAAAAATTTTCGCCGAAAACTTCTGCAAAAAATCTCACCACTTTACATATCACTCCGCGACAGAGCCTACCGATATGTTGACAACTTAATGTCTAGGTAAGGTGACACCTTTCTTATTCTAACAGCAAGAGGTGCGCACGTTACTGTTAGACAAGAACTGTACCATACTTCTGACGATTCTTAAGCGCCTTAACCAAACGAGTGCGAGCAGTCTTACCAAATGTTGAGTATACGCCAGAACCAGCAACGATAGCATGTGTATCGCCTTCAAGCCATGTATCAAGAGCCTCCATGCGGACAGATAGATCACCAAAACGAGGTGAAACAACTGTTTCTACTCCGACATTGGTGAGAGTTGCGTTAGATACTCCACTAAACAAGTTAATGAAGCTTTGAATCGTGTAACCCTTTGACATATGTTCTCCTTTTTCTGTTAAGGGATCCAAGATTATTATACCGATAAGATAATTTTTTATAGTGTATGTCAGTAATATTGCTGTTTATTCAGAAACCAATTTCATCTTCTTCGTCTTCGAATGATGAAGCAAACTTCTTCTTGTGTTCTATTAGTTCTTTTAAAACTTCTTTAATGCTCTTTTGATGCAGCATGCTTCTAATAACAGTCTCCTTCAGATGTGCAACGCTGAAATCATCATAATGTGAATTTCTCAGCTCTTGCTCCTCTTCTTCTGTAAGATCTCGTTTAGCAATAAATTTAACAATTGCGATACGATCATCTGGGTTTGGAGGTTTAACCTCCATCATGAGATCAAATCTGCCTGGACGATCAGCGAGAGCTGAGATCATATTCTCAGGATAGTTTGTGGTAGCAAATATAAGTGTAGGGATTGAGAAGGTTACTTTGATACCATCTAGCAATTCTAGCATATCAGAACTTACTGCATCTCTTATGCCTTGATTTTCTCTCTGTACACCTCCGATATCTTCCATCAGCAATACTAGTTTAGTGCACTCTTTAGTGTATTGAGTCTCTTGGCTAAGAAATCTTGAAATATCAGAAGCATCGATCTTATATGTGGACCATACTAATACAACTGTACCAGGATCTTGTTCGATTAGCTTATTACAATAGTATGCTATAGCAGATGACTTTCCACAGCCTGGGATAGAATATAGAAGAATCTTCCTCACTTTTGCTTCGCCGAGCTGATCGTATATATGCAGATTATTGAAGAACTTATTTGCTTCCTCAATAATATTGTTAGTGCTAAGTGCTGATGCCAGTAAATCTCTGCTAGTTAAAGTTACTGGCTTTAAAATAATCCCAGAATTAGTCTCGTGAAAAGAGAACACGCCAGGTTTGATATCTTGCTTTTTGGGTTGAGCTGCCTCTTCCCACTTAAATTGATAAAGATATCCATCTTCTTGGAAAGCTAGGTCTGACTCATGAATCTTATCATTGACATTTAACTCAGAAATTTTAGTTTTATTTTTCAATACAAAGAAATTGCCCATTTCCACTCCAGAAGTATTTTATTTTACTGAGAATTCTGCTGATCCAGATGGTGCAACAATAGTTAGTTTCATTACTTTATTGGGCAAAAGTTGCCATTCGTAGTCAACTAGGGCAAGCTTGTTGGTTGATTGCAACTCTTCAAGAAGTAAAGCAATAGTTTGAGCATGAGAGTATGCTTCTGCTCTCAATATTCTCACTTTATCATCATGTGTAATGACTTGGTGGCTAACCAGAAACTGAAGGATCTCTACTTGATTCTTCATAGTAGAGAACATTTTTCCTAAGAACTCTATCTTCGTTAACATGTGGTTTTTCTCCTACTATTACTAATACGTTATACCAAGATGATGCCCATGCACTCGCGAAATCTATGGCGCAATTAAGGTCGCCATAAAAGTGTGCACTAACATTGATCTTATCTTTTCTTAAGACCCAACAATTGTTAGTTAATTTGTGTAGTCTAATAATAGTAGTAGTCATTTAACCCCTTAAATCTATTATAGACTGACTAGTCAGCTAACTATTATCTCTTATTTCCATCGCCTGAATCTCGCCACCTAACGAAGCAAGGAAATCTCATGACACCGTCTTTGGAGAGCTCTTGATACTTAACTTCTATGATTCTACCTATTACATTCTCTTTACCTGACCAAATTTGTTCACGGTCTACATCTGTAAAACCAATACCTACATCACAGGCCTTACCATTTTCTTGTATAACATGGAGACCACCTAATCGACCTGCATTTCTGCCAGTACCTTCATACATACCAACTACCGTACAGTCTTGAGTAACCATATCTTTTATCTTAAGAAGAGAGTTAGATTTGCGACCGGTATAGTAGGGAATATTAGGTAGCACCATGGCTCCTTCATAACCTCTAGCAACAAAGGCTGAATGGTACTGCATAGCTTCTTCTAAACTTCTAACTCTCTTATTCGCAACGATTTGAATCTTGTTAGTCGGATAATTAACAAATGTTTGATCTAGTAGAGCAATTCTTTCTGATTTCTTTAGTTTAAAATCCTTACTCATCCACTCTTCATATGGGATGATATCAAAAACATGAAACACCACGTCACCCACTGCTGTACCTCTTTTAGAAGCAAAAGCAGTCTTCTGCATACTATTGAAGTCATCAGACATGATCTCGCCATCTAGAACAAAGTTGCCCTTTTTAGCAAGATACATAAGAGCGTTTTTGATAGACGGGAAATTGTCATACTCTGTTCCGTTTCTAGACATCAAGTGTACTTTGCCATTTTCACATATAGCGATGCAGCGATATCCATCTAACTTTGGACTGATGAAACAACCTTCTTCTAATATCTTGTCTGGACTCTTGCACTTAGCAATATCGGTTGCTAGCATGACGTCAAAGTTAGCAATTTGGGCACCAGCTGAATTAGCTAGCTTAACATCCACGTTTATTCTTAGGTCTTTTTTGATTACTCTAGAGTACCATTTGCGTTGTAGTGAATTGCAATATTTAAGAAAATCTTCAGTTGCTGCTATAGCTTTTTTCCCAGTAATCTCTTTATTTTCTAGCTGATTTAATAGCTGCATAAAAGCTGAATGAGACGCAGAGTTTTGTTCTGGCTCATCACTATAATCATTAAACTTCTTGATATGGAATTTTCTCTTGAATGAGAGAGCAGCACTTAGAAGATCTCTAAATGCTGCGTTATGTAGATTATTTCTTATTAGGTCTTGCTTTGCCGTCGATGCGCTTGTGTTCTCCAGTTTTTCTAGAGTCTGGAGCTCCAGAAACTGGTTTTGACTGTTTGACACCCAAAAACTCCTTTAATTTTTCTAGTGGAACTCCACCAGCAAATCCATTTCTTCCAATCCCAATAGATAGTACTCCTACAATCTCTTTATCAGCATTAAGTAGCGGTGATCCTGAAGCTCCACCGTCAATCTTTAGATCCGAGATCCAGAAAGTTTGTGGCTGAACACAGAAATCTTGCATAAAGAAAACTACCCATTTAGCTCCTGGCATAGTACACTCCTCCTTAGGTACCCAAGGAGTTGGGATAGCTTCCGCAGTAATGAATCCTAGAAAACGTCCTACTGTATGTGTCATAAAAGGTAAAGCAGGGAATCCAAAGGATTGGACTACTTCATGATCCTCTTCTAATCCTTGCTTTGAGATCTTTAATGGCTTAGCTGCCTGAAAGCCTTCTAGCATACATAGATCAGTTGAATAACCAACTTTTAGAATCTTAAGCTCGATTCTTGGACCTATTGAGTCTGCATATAAGGCACCTTGCGCTGCTCCCAGATCACATACATGACTGTTTGTGATAACTCGAGTTTTACCATCTACTTTAACTGCAAAGCCTGTACCATGACCTTGCTCATCATAATTAACCAATCTCACTACAGATAATCTCATATCTGAGAGCTCATCTTTAGGAACTAGATCAGTCCCGATAGAAGCACAAGATAGTAGCAGAAACGATAAGAGAGTAACTAAGATCTTCATGTTGTCTCCTTTGACTGACTGATCAGTTAAATTATACCAACTTTAATAGTATAGTATAATTTATAGGAGGACCTATGGCAGACCAGAAGAAAGATATGCTGAATCATTTTATCTCTGAGCATGCTGGACTAATCAATATGCATGCTAACCAGCTGAAAAAGAAGGGTATGGTACCTTCTCACATTGATCAAGAAGATCTTCATGAAGCTGGTATCTTAGGTCTAATGCATGCTGCAGTTCACTATAACGAAGCAGTCGCTTCTGCTCATGCTAAAGATCCTGATGCAAATCATTTCGCCAAGTATGCTAACGGATGGATAAAGGGCAAGATGATGGAGCGTCTTAAGCAAGAAGACCAGGTCCCTCTCTATTTTAGGCGCAAATCTGCAGCACTAAAAAGAAAAGAAGAGTTTCAGCCTCAACAACCTGCTGCGCCTACTGCTGAAGAGCCTGCAATCACTCCTCCAGTGACTTCTCCAAATCGTGATTAAAACTGATCATTGATGTATTTTCTCGAATATTATCTACTACTTGCTTGATTTTGTCGCTAAAGTTAAAGAGTGGATGATCGCTGTAAGCAATAAAGTTGCCAAAAGCAATACGAAACCTCTCTTGATCTTCAAGAGCGTATTTGTCTCCAAGTTGCTGAAAAATTTCAATCTCTTTCTTTAGTTCGTCAGTAGGCTGAATATTGAAATAGTAGAAAAAGCTACTTAGGTTTCCGATATCTTGCGGTTTAATAACAATAGCATCTAACTTCTTTGGTATCTCTTTCATGTTTCACCTCTTAGTGTTAATAGATATAATCTGTTAAAGTATATATAGTAGGAGGACTTATGAATAAAGTTAAGCAAGCAGTGCTAGATCTGTTGACTAAAGGTTCGATGAGCGTAGATGGTTTTACCACTACAGATTTATTAGACCTTGAGCTAACTTTATCAATCCTTCGCAAAGATAGTAGTTCCTATTTTGATGGCGATGTATATCACAAAAAACCTAAGAAAAAAGAAAACGTTATTGATTATAGTAAGTTTAATAAGCCTGCTCCTAAATCTGATGCAGATGCACCTACTCTTGATTACAGTAAGATAAGTAACCAAAAGATAAAACAGCCACCCAAACCACAGACTCAAGAGATGCACACTACTCTGATGAACCAGAGAAAACTTAAGCCTGAGTAATCTTATTAAGCAGAAACTTAACTCGGTCCTCTCCATCAATATTAATTGGTACTTCTTCGAACTTAATATGATTTTTCTCTAACCAATCCCTCATCTTATGGCCTTGTTCTACAAAGGATTTTTCTTCACCAAATCTTCCTCTAGTATCAATGTTGTCGACAGTTGATAGCCAGAAATTTCGATATACCACATTGTTCTCTTGAGCTTTATTCATGAAACGAAAAGCTGCGTCTTTAATGATAGACTGCTGTTCATATAGATCTTCATAAAAGGCAGATAGCATTAACGGGGAATCAGTGATTATGAAGTCTACTTTATCATATAGAGAACTCTCGTACTTAAGTTGCTTTCCAAAGATATATGGTTGATCATACTTGTTGGGCTTTCTACCCTCCCAAGCCCATGACTTAACATATTCTCTAACGATCTCGCAATGAAAGTGCTTTAACTTAAGAAAATAGAATAAGCCAGAAGCGCAAGTAGATTTACCAGAATTAGGGCCACCAAATAGATTTATGACGGTAGTCACTTTAACCTCATTGACTGAAGATTACTTTTCGAGTATAGAATGACCAACCTAATTCTTGAGTTGTCAATGCATCGTCATCTTTGCCTGCACTTCTTCTCTGATCTCTTAATATACAGGCAGTGAACTTTACGCCTTTATCTTTTAGTAGTTGCTCTACATGCCACTTGCGCTGGTCATTAACTGTACCAAAAAATTCTACTCGAGATTCGTCATTTCGAAACTCTACTGCGTTAAATGTATACTCTAGACCGTATACATTTATACCTTGCACTCTAAAGAATTCTTGAGACAGCATATTGGCCATGATCTCTTTTTCTGCATCAGAGCAAAACATAAGAGGGCTTGAGTAAGAAGTATTTGTAGAAAATAACGCAGCCAAAACAATCAACCTGCTTATCATTAGTAGCCTCTATCTTGGCGAGCGAAGTTTTCACTATTCTTCTGCGCGTACATTTCCCAAAGTTTTTGACCATCAATACCAACTAGAAGAGCCATGTTGATAAGAAAGTGGAACATATCTACTACTTCAAATTGCGTTTCTACTTTCTGTTCTTCTGATGTCCAGTCTTGCTTTGCCTCTGGGGTATACTTCTTCCATGGTTTCCACGGAAGTCTCTCGATGGTCTCGCTGAATTCGTCACTCAACGCAATCCAGTTTTCCTTAAGGTAAGCTACTCGCTGTTCCATAGTAAGATTATCGAAATCATAGCCAAGACGTTGCTGTAAAGACTTTTGCATCTCAAACATCTTAACCAATGATTGTTGCCCGTCTGTAAGCTCTGGTACAGGATTATTAAGAAGCTGCATACACTTATTTTCTGGGTTCATTTGTTTCCTCCACGAATGTAGTTATGTTTTCGTTAGCTATAGTTTTACGATATTGTCTCCATCCAACTAGATTGCCAGATGCTTTACCTTTAGTTTTATATGGAGTAGCTTGATGTTCAGCTGGGCTAGCATGTACTGGGTGATGTCCTAGCAGACGATCATAAAGCTCAAGATCTTTCTTGATTACAGGTTTTGTACCATCGTGGTTGTTGTAGCTTACACGAGCACAGCGAGCTACTGAGCACTTAATAGCCATCTCAATGCCCATCTCAGCTACTTCTTCTTCGCTAACGTAAGGTAAATGCCATTGACCTAGTTCTAGTTGCTTAGGTGTTGAGCTAGAGTATGCTTGATACATCTTCTTTGCTAGCTCATATATCTCTGGTTGAGCCATATGATGATAGCGTAGTGCAAAGAAATTATCAAACTCGGTAGCAGTTAATACTACAGAAATATATGAGAATGGCTCAGTGATTCGGTTAACGACTTGCTTATGCGCACCTAACTTATTCATAAGTCCAGCAAAGAAGCAAGCTGATCTGCCAGCTAATGTCCACAGCGATTTAGCCAAGAAGATCTTGAAGCGAGATAGCTCTTTATCTGCTTGCATGCCTGGCTTATTTGCACCCCAATGAATAGGTGCAGCCATATCTTTCTTTATGCTCTTAAGTTGAGCAGATACTGGTATAGCACGAGATGAGCTAGCGTTGCGCGAGAAAGCGCGATGCGTCATTACTTCTGAGTGAATAAAACGAGG